TCAATAACCCGATTTGTTTGGTTAAGGTTGTATCATTAGCTTCACCAAATAAATCTGATGGACCAAAAAACCGCCGTAGATGGGCCAGTTCATCATATGGAACAACCATTGTAAACCCAGTCATAAATCTAAACCGTACAAAAACAGTATCTGCAGCTTCTAAAAATTCACAATCAGCATAATTAATGGGATAATATCCCGTTATTTCCCCAGTAAGAGAATCTCTTCGAATGTATATAAATACATTGTTATCATTTGCCCATAGAGTTATCACCTTATAGAGAAATTCAAAAGCATTCATGTACTCATTTGGCGCAGTATCAAGAAGGTTCTGAATATTCTTTTTACCCGGGAGTGGTTTCCCATCGACCTTGCGTATAACTTTAGGCTTTAGCTTTGCTCCATTTTCAGCAATAGTATCTACACATATCCTGACAAAAAGATTTTGATAATTTTTTGCATCAGCTGCCGAAAGCAAATTTACTGAATTGTTCAAAGTCATAAACTGCTGATATTCTCTGATAATATCGCCTTGAGTAGGGTTTTTATTAAATATCTGTTTAAACATATTCCGAAAAATCATCTTGTTACCTCACAGTGTCATATTATGGTATTCCTGAAGGTGTCTTTCTAAGACCACATAAGCATCCAGTAAACTTGCTGTACCATCTATGCGACGTAGTTGATTGATTTTAAGCGGTTGTATGTTACCGTTTTTATCAATGTCTACCGCAGTATTCGTCAAGCACCATTTTAAAATAGGATTATTATTATAAATTATCTTCTTTGCCGCCAAGTCAGCGCCCATGTTTTTCATTGGGCTTGAAAGTGTCTTCTTCCCTTGTATTACTGGTTCCATAGCCTGCTTTCCAAAACACGTTTGCATTTCTTCAACCCAATAAGGAGAAGACCACGAATCATAACCGCACCACAGCATATTCATTTTGTAAGCTCTCTGAACTTCCATAAACCACGCAGTAACATCTTTGTAATGAACCCTATTGCCGGCAGAAAATCTCATAAATTCTTGTTCCAGCCAAACATCGTATATTTTACGTTCCTTTTGGGTACGTTCTTCATAAACAGCTTGGGGAATCCAGTACATTTGCAGAACATACAGAGGTCCATTTATCATTTTCTTGAAAATAGCACTAGCACAAGTCAAATCAGTTGTTGCCGATAAATCTACACCGCCAATAAAATACCTTGGCGCCAATTCACTAATATCGAATTTTTCTTCGTTATTGATCTGCTCAAACGTAAGCCATGCTGTATTACTGGTTTCACGGATGTTAAAGTCTTTGCATAACAGATTTTTTATCAGTGTAGGATTATGCTGTGCTTTTTTGACCTTATCTTCAATTTGCTCTAAGCTTTTTATACTTCCCAGACCAGGGTTAGCTTTTATCCAACATTCAGGCTTTTCCCATTCGTCCCGTCTGTCTAATTCATAGACAACCATCAATGTTCTTTCATCCTGATAAACACCATCATCATAACCATTGATAATATCCTGAGCTTCGCTGTATTTTTGATCAAAGATCCCTTCTCTGACGGTGCCGGCTGTAGAAATAATCAGACAAAGCGGTTGTTCTCTAGCGCTCATACCGTCAACCAATACGTCATATAAATTTTTATCTTCAATGGCGTGTAGTTCGTCGATTATTGCACAATGCAAATTAAGGCCGTCCAAAGTATTACTTTCGCTGGACAATGGCTTAAAACTACCGTCGTTATATTCAGTTTTAATTTCACTAACAAGACATTTAGCACGTTTACGCAATGCTGGAGATTTTTTGACCATATTTCTAGCTTCTGTCCATACAACTTTCGCCTGATCTTTTTTGGTCGCCGCCGAAACCACATCAGGTCCCGGCTCCTTATCTGCAAACAGCATATAATTGCCAATACCACTACCTAATGTCGATTTTCCATTTTTTCTGGCCACGATCAGCATTGATTCGCGATATTTTCTAAGCCCTGTCACCTTATGAACAAATCCAAATGTTGCTGCTAAATATGCTTTTTGCCATAATTCTAATTTGAGAAGCTTGCCGCCACCCTTACCCTTGCTTTGCCGGCAATAAATTTCTATAAACCCTATAGCTTTATTTGCTCTTATTGGTTCATAGCGCCAACAGCTTTCGCTGTCTTCTATATCAGCCACAAGTTTTTGATAAACCCGCCGCACTTTTTTGCAGACCGTTATTTTTCCAGAATCAATTTGCTGCCAGTATTCAAGTATCGGATTCCCATAATCAGGAACCTTTACGCTCTTACATGTCGCAATAGCCATCGAAACCATCGTCCTTATCGTCAGCGCTTGGATTTGTACGATCTACAAAATCAGAAAGTTGTTTCATCAACGTCTGATAATTTTTATTAAGGCTATTATACATGCGAGCTGTCGGTCGTTCACGTTCATAAGGCGGAGCATTAGCTGATTGACTAAACATTTCAGTAAAGCCATTTTCATTAAGATCTTTCTCCATATCTTCAAGTTGACATTTCATAAAAGCAGCCCGTTTTATTAAGCCAGCAAGGTAAGATATTTCATTTTCGGATTTTCCCACAAAAATTTTATTCAATCTTGTAACTTCTTTCCTTATACGGGCCGAAATTTTGCTATCTTTTTCTTATGCTTTAATGATCAGACCGCTGATATTTCCATAAGCGGCTGCTTCTTCCACAGAAAGTACTGCCTTACGGTATACCGGTATAGTTTCTTTAATTGCCGCCATATCTAAGCCTCCTTATTCATTATTTCTGGCTTCCAAATCAATGCCCCTAAAATGTAATCCATCTTCTGTTATTTCATAGCGCAGAATATCGCCTATACGAATGTCGTAAATCTTTATATTGAAAAAATACCAATGATCTATATGACGACTGCGGAGCTTTATTGGCTTATCAAAAAAGACTTCATAAACATCCCCTGGCGATTCAATTATCTTGGCAACTTTAGCTGTTAAAAATTGCTTTTCGGATCCACATCCAATATATTTTTTTGCAAATTCTTCTTCAGTCATATTTTTTGTAATATTAATCATTTTGTTTAAAGCCTGTACCTGCTTTTTAGTAAATCTATTATTTTTATTCAT